GTTCGCCCTCGTAAAAATCCTGGGTATCAATATCATAGTTCATCAATACAGCAGCAGAGTATTGTTCTTTGTCAAGCATGTCACTCAGAAACTTACTTGCTACCATAAAGGATGCTTCTTCACCTTGCACACCTACGGAGTGGTAGTCCGGCTCCTCCAACGGGACACAATTTATACGATGCCACGTGAAGGTCATTTTGTATTTCATGAAATCGGTGATTTCAGATCCGAAAACATGTTGCCTTGGCCTATTCCTCTGTATAGTGTAGCTTTCAATACGGTCAACTGTTGTGGGGTTGACAGGAGGCATAGCTATACTAACATCGTTTGGTGCGTATATGGTATGCACACCACCAGACTTGGGGTGTTTGTATACCACATCATAACCTTGCCATCTTTGGACAACACCATAAGCCCACAAATCGTGGTAATTATACCCGCGGTAGTCTCTGGTTCTAGTCTCTTTGACTACAGTAGGGTTTACTTGGAATATGCTGGCATATGGTGTACCAAGTATAAGTGAACCCGCCTGCCCAATGATCAGAGCGCAACAACCAGGATAAACGATAGTTCCGGAACGTACGCCATTATTAACAGCGATGTAGCCATACTCTTCCATATTGTTTATGTTGATCTGGCCTATCTTCATCACTCGCGTGAACTGTGACCTTATGCCACCTAGTATGTAGGTAGATTGATGCCTAAAAACTGGTTTTGGTATAGCCCTGCCTAATATTGCAGAGTATAAAGCGTCCGCCCTAACCGTTTCTTCTAAGGCATCTTCCGTGTTATATTCCATCTTCCTTATAATGTGCTTAATGTTCTTAGCGTTAAATATCGCCAAGTACTCGCCCCAGTACCAACACGTGGTGGCGAAAAGTGACTCAAAATAAGGAGCATCAGATTTTGACAGTGCCAATTTATTTATTTTTAGGGCTTCACGAGATATATTCACGCCACCCTTCTCGAGCAACATAGGCAACGCCGCTCGGCGTAGACCTAGTTTCGGCAAATGCAATACGCGATCCATACCGGTCCACCAATGAGCTTCTACTGTTTCTGTCCCTGGCTGAACCAGCCAGTACCTCAAACTCCTATAAGCACTGGCGAGCTCTTCATACCACTTGTGTGTTGTGACTAATGTGGATATCGTGTTTACAATATCTGACTCAGTCACAGTGAATATTTCATTATTGTCTAACCGCAAATCTGAAAAGCATTTGATTGTTTTCTCGGATATACCGAAGTCTATGTCCTGATCTATTAATAAGGGGGTGGTTCTTTTGTTGCCACAGAGTACCTGCCCCAGGATAGCAACCTGCTTTTTTTGCAACCCGCTACCATTGATATAACCATACACAGTACCGTATCTATCAATTGCCTGTTCATTGGCGGGCAAAGCAAATTTGTCACATTCCAGAATACCGCCTTGGTCAAATTCATACTTTTTATGACTATCGGTGTACCTAAAGCGGCACTCAATGAAACCAAACTCTTCTCCAAAATGAGGGCCACTTCTACTGTGACCATCGTTATACTCATACATGTGTATAACTTTAGTATTATATTTAAACCTATGTGCATGCCAGACAGCTTGTTCAACATTCTGACCGTTGTTGTCCAATATAAATCGTGGGGGTAAGGCGGCC